CCTTCGTGCGCGCCGAGATATCGGTGTTCCGGGAGTCGTCAATCGTGCGCTTCCTTCAGCCATCGCGCAACGATGGCAACGTCTACGACTGGGACGATGGGGCCGACGACTACGTGTTCGTGCGGGAAATGACGGCCGAAGAGAAGCGGGAGGCGGACGCGGCGGACGAGCAGGCTTACGCCAAGTGGAAAGAGACCGGCGGCAAGGCGAGAACACTTGGGGCCATCTGCACGAGGGGCCGATTCTTCACGGCCAGCGGTGGGTACGCAGACGCGTGGCTGGAAGGTGGCGTGTGGCACTGGGCAGGCTGGAACTTTGAGGAGATAAGACGATGACCAACCGCGTCCTCTGCGAGCACCGCTACGTCGAAGACGAGCGGTATGAGAACGACGACCGAATCCGGACGCTCGAGCATTGCACGGAGTGCCAAACGGTACGCTACGGCTGCTACGCGAAGCGACTGGGCATCCCGGAGAGCGAGTGCCATCGGAGCGATGGCGGGGAACTTATCGGGGCGTGGGGAGTTGTAGGACTCTGGACGTACAAGATTCACGAGGAGCACAAGCAGCCGGTTGAATCCGGCAGCGGACAAGCGTAAGACACATGCGACAAGGAGGGCTGTACCCAATGGATCGACCGGACAAGTATAGTCTGTCGAATGATTTGCAAGGTGATCTAGTTTGGTATTGGCAAGAAGCCGACTCGGCGCTCGGAGTGAGATCAAATACTGGAAATCAAATCCAGATGTTGCAAGCGCGGTCGATGCCAGAGCCGCCCCGTGGCCAGCCGGGAGCCGCCCTAGAACGCTGGCGACTCGGGGGGCCGGAAGAGCGTGCCCAGATGCGCCGCGAGCGTTGGGAGCGCGAGGACCAAGCCGCCCGCGATGTCTTCCAGACCATCGACGTGAAGAAGGGGAGCGCGGGCGACTGCACCCGGTACGGGGTCGCGTTCTCCGAGATGTGGGGCGAGGCCGAGGGGCTCGAGGTCACCTACGAGCCGGACTGGGCCCGCATCGCCGGCGCGGCGGCGGCCGTGCGACAGCGCTCGCGCCGCGTTTGGGGGACGCTGCAGCGCATGAAGGTGGCGCCCCGGGGGGTGCACCACGAGTTCGTGCTCTTCCGCACGTACGGGCCAAAGACCAACCTCTTGCAGGAGTCGAAGGCGATCGCCAAGGACAAGCGAGGCATCGGGGAGCTCGCGCCGCTCTTCGAGTACACCCAGGAAATCGAGCGCCGCTTCGTCCCCGGCATGGACCGCCGGCGGGTCTTGGAACTCGCCCTGCGCAAGCCATCGGAGGCGCTGACGCGGGCGCTCTGCGAGCAGGCGCGCGACCTTCTGTCGGATGCCTCCGAGGCGTACAGCCTGGCGCACGAACGAGAGACGGGGGAGCACAAGCAGAGCAAGCGAAAGCGCTTTGCCGAGATGATGGCAGCGGCGTGAGCCGTGGCGGTCCCGTGGGATGACTTTGCCGACTGGGACGAGCGCTTCCGCAAGGCGCACCCGAACGCGTGGGGACTAGGAGACTACGTGGTCGAAAACATCATGGGCGTGACCATCAACGGCGTGCGCCCGAAGTACGTTCTCATCCGCGATGGCGAGGTCGTGGGAGCCGCGGAGAAACGAAGGCCTCCACCCCTGCCTCCGATGCCACTGCGCCCACCGAGGAAGGTACTGGAGTAAGCCGTGTCGATTGAGATTCACCTCAACGCCACGCGCCGGTATTGGGGCGATAGGGGCCCGAAGCCGGATGCGATGAACGTCTTCGTCGGATATGCGACCTTCGTGATGGCGCTATTCGTCGAAGCCAAGCGGCTCGGGATTCCACTCGGTCCCGTCGCCGCCGACCCGGGCAGCGTCGTCAACGTCATCCGCGACCTCAGGCAGCGCGGGTTCGTTTGGCCGCCGCCGAAGAAGGCCGAGCTCCTGCACGCCCGTCTGTCCGAGATGCTGAGCGAGAACGGCGTCGAGCCGCGCATCACGTCCACGCCGTTCCCACCGCAGCCCAACCCAGACGTCCAGGTCATCGTGACCAACGGCGCCGCGAAGGCGCTAGGCCACAAGAAGCCTGGGGCCCAGCTCCCGCCCCCGCAGGACGTGGACCCGGAGCCAAGGTTCACATTCCACGACGCTGCCGGTCCCGCTCGCGTTGGGGGCGCGAAGCCGACGGCGGCCGCGCTCCCTCCCGACAGCGAGCAGCTGTTCGCTCAGCTCAAGGAAGCCAAGGAGCACGCGCGACTTGCAGGGGCGTATCTGCAGGAGTGCGAGACCCAGCGAGACCATGCGCAGCTCGCAGTCGATGCCGCGGCGCGCGAGCACGAAGAAGCTCTGCTAGCGTACAAGGCTGCGCGCGAACGATTCGACAAGGCGTTCGAACTCGAGTGAACGATGGGCAAGCCGCTCAAGCTCCCGGGCAACCTGGCCAAGCACTGTTCGATCAACGGGCTGGCGCGCCGCGTCGCGACAGAGACCGGAGCCCCGTTCGAGACGACGCACAAGCGTCTGCGGCGCGTGCTCTTTCACTGGCTCGCCCAAGACGTTGCGCGAGGGCTCAAGCCGTGGATGTTCCGACTGGCGGAATCGAAGGCCTGGAACGTCGATGTCTTCGGCCTGCGCCGCGCTCACCCGGAGTTCTTCGCGGACGCCTCACCGAAGGAACTCGAGGATCGCGTCGAAGAACTCGAGTGGAAAGTCATCGATCTCGCGAAGGAAATCGCGCGGATCAACGCCCGTCTGGGACCGGAGCCGAAGGCAGTAGCAGCAGGGCGATAGGTCACTAAGAGTCCGATCGCTCGGAAGCTGTCAAGAGAAATCGTAGCGGCGCACTGCGTCGAAAAAATAGTTCGGCCAAACTCGGCCAAGCTCTGCACCAACGCACAGGAAGCTAGTAGGAGTCCGTTTTTCCAGTTTCGTCCGCTCGGTTCCACACCGTGTTCCCCGCACGGGGTGCCCCGTCGTTCGTTGCCCTCCTAGCGCTGGGCGAGCGGGCTCCGATCTTTTTTTCGTCGTCAATCGATGACCGCCACCGCGAAGCCAGCCGAACCGAAGGAGCCCGCCGCGGAGTGGGTGCCGGTCGACAAGCTGATGCGATGGGTCGATAATCCTCGCAGGTACAGCGACCGCGATATCAGCGCTGTGGCTCGAAGCCTGAAAGCCTTCGGGTTCGGTCGCTCGCTCGTGGCCCGCCGAAGCAACGGGGAGCTCATCGCGGGGCACCGCACGCTCCTCGCTGCGAAGAAGCTGGGGCTCAAGGTCGTGCCCGTCCGCATGGTGGAGCTCGACGAGGCGAAGGCACACGCGCTCGCGCTGGCCGACAACAAGCTCGGCGAGGGCGACCATTGGGACGACGACAAGCTCGACGCCGTCAAGGCGGAGCTCGATCGGCAAGACGAAGAGCTCAATCGCATCGCCGGCTTCGGAGATGACGAGGACGGCTCGCGCGATGAACTCGAAGTCGAAGAGGTCGACGTCTCGACGGCGCTCGAAGCGCGGTTCTGGATGACGGTGCACGGTCCGCTCCCGAAGCAACCGGACGCGATCGCGAAGCTGCGCGAGGCGCTCGAGGGATTGCCTGGCGTGGTGGTCGAGCTGGGCCTGGTCGAGTGAGCGCGGCGGCCAAGAAGACCGACAGCGGGAAGCTCGTGGCACGGGCCAAGACAGACTTGCGGCTGCGCGTGCTGGCTGCGATGGGGCCGGGGGACGCGCGGGTGTTGGACACGTTCTGCGGCGTCGACGGCAAGATGTACCGCGAGGCGTGGGCGCAGGCGGGGAGCTACGTCGGGTGCGACAAGGAGTTCCGGATGAGCGACACGCGCCGCCGGTTCGTTGGCGACTCGCTCCTGCTACTGCGTGCGCTCGACCTCGAGGCGTTCAACGTCTTTGATGTCGACGCCTACGGGTCACCGTGGGAGGCGCTCACCATCATCGCGGCCCGCCGGGCGTGGAAGCCGGCGAAGCTCGGTGCGGTCGTGTACACCGACGGGTCGGATGGCAAGACCAAGTGGGGCGGGACCACGAGCGGACTGAGCTCCGTGGTCGGCTCGACCGCATCGCACAAGACGTTGCGCGCGCCGATACGAGACGCTGCGCTCGCGGCGTGGCTCAAGCGGGCCCGCGTGCAGCCGGCCAACATCTGGCGCGCCGTTGGCTACTCGGGCCAAGTCGGCTCGCTCAAGATGAACTACGTGGCGGTGGTGTTCAGAGGAGCGGCAGCGTCCGAGCCTCTGGCGCCTTGACGCCGGTCGGCGCGACGAGCGCTGGCACCTTGCTCTTTGGGAACTCGCGCACTCGAAGGCCCGGCTTCCACTCGAGGGGGTCGCCGCCCTTGGGATGATTGAAGCGGACGCGCTGTCCAGCGTCGAAGGCCTTGGCGCCCATCTGCTTGATGAACGCCGCCACTTGGGTGCCGCGGGTCTGAGTCACGATGTCACGAGCCCACTGCAACTGAGCATCGCGCGAGCCACCTCCGCTCTCGCCGCCGTATATCACCCAGTCGAGCCACGACGCGTACCGCTCGACGTTGACGGGTCCAAGCGCCGGCTCGTAAGAGACGAACTTGGTGAATGCGGGGACGTCGCGCAAGTGCACGAGTCGCTTATCGGTCCATTCCTGGTCCTCGCCAGTGCACCCAGCCCAGACGTTTTTGGGCCAGCCTCCGGCCCACCTCGCAGGCGCAAAGCGCACCATGTTCTGCGGGCGCTTGGTGAGTAGCAGCCAGTCCAGGTTCGGCGTCTGCTCGATGAGGTCGAACACGCGCGCGCGGTGCGGGATGAGGTCGGGACGGTCCTCAAAGACATCGGCCATCGACGCGCAAAAGACCAGCTTGCGCCTTCCTTCCTCCCACGCCATCCGGTTCCACTTGATTGGCTCGTGCCAGTGAGCGTCGCCAAAGAAGCGGTGCTCGCTCTTGGGCCCCCAGATGTTGTGTCCCGTGCGTTTGGCGAAGGCCTCGGCGTAGCAGTGCTCACAACCAGGCGAGACACGCTGGCAACCCCACCATGGGTTGAACGTATGATCCGTCCACGCGATCTCTGTCTCTTGTCCCATGTCGAGCCTCCTGCGTTGTGAGCCTTGCGGGTTGAGTGATAGAAGAGTCCTAGGTTAGCACGTAATCGCCATTGGCGTGCACGTGGCCGCGCACGAAGCCATGCTCGTCGTAGAGCACCGCGCGGCACTTCGCGGACGCGCAGACGTCGGTGATGGTCGAGAGTTCGCTGGCGCCGGAGGCGTCCTCGCTCTCGATGTTGACGAGCCAGTTGTGCCACTCGATCGTGGTCGCTTCGGTCTCGACGTAGACTGGGAAGTAGATGGCCATCACACTTCCTCCAGAGCAGTCAGTATCATACTGACCGCGCGGTAGAGGTCGTGGTCGAGGAGCGCAAGCCGCGCTTCGCGGAGCTGGCGCCTGGCCCGCACATCAGGATGCAGAGCCTCGACAGTATCGTTGTGCGCGCGGTAGCGAGCGACGGTCGCGCGCAGCGACTCGCTTGGGCGTTGTGACGTAGGCGCGCTCATCGAAGACCCGCGTAGCCGATGACGAAGTTGAACGCGCCGCGGTCTTCGAGCTTCGCGACCATGCGGTCGACGACCCTGGCGGGGACTTCCTTCGCGCGTCGGATCGCGCTTCCGCGGACCTCGACGGTGTATTCGATTCGGGCAATGCCTGGTCGCTCTGTTGTGGTGTTCATCACGGTCCTCTCTCAGTTGGTCTCGTCGCTATCGTCGTCGTCCAGCTCCGACGCGTGAAGCGCGCAGAGGTGGATGACGAGCCCCTCGAGCTCGCGCGTCTCAGTGGCGATCTCCTGGCACTCGGCGCAGAGCTGCGGGGTTCGCTCAGTGCTCATGGCGCCTCCGGCAACGCGCGTCGCGCTTGCGCGCGGATTGATTGCGCCGTGAACCGCAGATGCGTGGCGGCGACTTCGGCCCACCGCGCTAGCGGTAGGTCATGCCGGCGGCAGTTGCACGAACGGCACGCGAGCACAAGATTGCTGGCGATGTCCAGGCCACCGGCCACGCGCGGCGTCAGGTGGTCAAGGTGCAGCGGGCTTCCCGAACTCTCGGCGGTCGCACCGCAATAGACGCAGGCGTGACCGTCGCGCTCGGCGATCTGCCGGGCTACCCGGCCGAGGCGCTTGCGGAGGCTTTCCCGCCCCGGTCGCGCTGCCCATTCCGTCCGACTGCTCATAGATAGAATGTATATCACTGCCGGCAGACGTTCTACCCAATTCAGCCAGGCGAGTTCGCATTCATGCGAGCTTTGCCTACATCCGTGGCCGACCGAGTAAAGCCAAGGGAAAAGAGGGCCGAAAAGGCCACGGGACGGGCGGAGCGGCGCCTACGCATTCTCGAGATGCGAAAGCGCGGGCACGCGCCCGAGCGCATCGCGACCATCGAGGGCGTGAGCGCGGCGCTGGTCGAGAGCGAGATACGGCACGGGCTGGCGTCGTTCTTTCCGAAAGAGCGCGACGCGATGCTGGCTCTCGAACTCGCGCGGCTCGATGACCTGCGCCGCTTCGTCTACTCGAAGGCCTCGCGCGGTGATGTCCCGAGCGTGATGGCCTCGCTGAAGATCAGCGAGCGCTACGCAAAGTACGTGGGGATGGACGCTCCTGAGAAGCACGAGCACTCGGGCGCCATCAAGCATCTAAACGTTGACGTTACAAAGCTCAGCGACTCCCAACTTCGAGAGCTTGCGGGAGGAACATGGCCCACGAGCGCCGGCGGAGCTGATAGCGGCGGCGGAGCTCGAGCGGCGCAAGCGCCTGAAGTCGGCGAGTCTTCTGGACTTCGTGCCGATGCTATCGCCGGGTCTCATGCGACCGGACCCGCTGGCGCCGATCGCGAATCGGCTTGAGCACGCGATCTCCGAACCGGTAAGGTTCTGCGGAAGCGTCCCACCGCAGACCGGCAAGACGGTCCTCATCGCGCACGCGTTCGTCAAGTACATGCTGCATTACCCAATGCGGTCGCATATGTACGTGACCTATCAGCAGACGCGCGCCGATGAGGTGAGCCTGCAGATTCGAAACCTCGCGCAGGCCGCTGGGCTCCGGCCCGATGGGACTCGCGAACTCTGGCGGATTCCAGAGGGCGGGCAGCTGCGCGCGGGCGGGTTCGATACCGGCCTTACCGGGACGCCGGCCACGGGCCTCGTGGTCGTGGACGACCCGCACAAGAACCGGCAAGAGGCCGAGTCGCTGCTCATGCGCGATCGGGTCTATAACGAGTTCAATGCGTCAGTCATGACGCGTATCCACGCGACGACGTCGATCTTTCTCATCCACGCGCGCTGGCATCCGAACGACCTCATTGGTCGGCACCCGCAGTGGCCGTACGAGAACCTACCGGCCATCAACGATGCGGGCGAATCGATCTGGCCGGCGCTCAAGCCCCTCTCGCTCCTCTACGAAGCGCGAGACCGCAACGCGTACGATTGGTGGTCGCTCTATCAGGGGAAGCCAAGACCACCGGGCGGGCGCGTCTTTCGGGACGTTCAGTTCTACGACGAGCTCCCGAAGACGTACCGCGTGGGCGTGGGGGTCGACCTCGCGTACACGAAGAAGAAGGCCAGCGACTACTGCGCCATCGTCGTCATGGCCGAGAGCGAGGGCAAGTTCTACGTGCTCGACGTGCGGCACGAGCAGAGCACGCCTCCCGAGTTCGCCCATCACTTCAAGCAAGTGAGAGCGGCGTGGCCCGGGGCGCAGTGGCTCTGGTATACGAGCTCGACCGAGATAGGGCTTGCGGACACGCTCCGTGTTCTCGCGGGCTTTCCCATCCGCGGCGAGATCGCTAGCGAAGACAAGTTCGTGCGCGCACAACCGTTCGCGTCGGCGTGGAACGGGGCGCAGCCCATGACGGGTTCCGAGGGTAAGATCGTGATGGCCGGGACGCCACCACGCGTTTTCATCCCCAGAGATCGCCCGTGGGTGGCCGCGTACGTGTCCGAGCTTGCCGACTTCACGGGTGTTAATGACAAGCGCGATGACCAAGTCGATGCGAGCGTGGGCGCGTATGACGTGCTGGCCAAAGGCATAGTGCAAGTGCCGCGCGCTTTTGCGACGAGCTTCACCAAGCACGGCGGCGGCCCGGTGTTTCCTTCGGCTGGCTCAGGCAATGGCGGGTGGACGTGGTGACCGACGACAAACACTTCTGCGCGTGCGGCAAGCACTACTACCATTACGCGCTCAAGAAATACGTCGCGGTTCTCTCGTCGGGTCTCGTCATTCTCAAGGAGGCCAACTGGCCTGCGTGTGTCCAAGCGATGCACGCGTCGCGGGTGGCCGCGAGCGAGCACGTGACCTTGAGCGAGGTCGATGCCGCAGGCAAGTGACGAGGACTGGCCCGCGCCGCGTGGCCCGTTCAGCCGAGCGTCGCTGCTCGCGTGGGTGCGCAACCTTGCGCCGGACCTGCGGATAGGCAAGCAGCCTCACTGCGAGCATCCGAGTCCAAATGGTGGTGGCATAGAGAGACGGAGTCACCGCCGCTGCTTCGCAGGCTTCACCTTCGCTGGGGAATGGCACGAATTGGTGACGTGCGAAGAAACGTCACCAGACCCCGACGAAGAAATCGTCAAGCTCTGCGCCGAGGCGTTACGCCGGGTGCTGCGGATGCCGGCGATGACTGGGCGCGCGCGCGAGCCTGGGATTGAGCAGCGCATCCTCGCTGCCGACTTGGCGGGCGACGCGGGTGGCGTGGCTGCACTGACGCGAGAGATGTTGACGGGGCGGCCGGCCGAGCCAGCGCACTTCCCGAAGATCAGACCCGCATGGGGACGACAGAAGGTATGAGACAAGAAGACAAGGACGAGAACCGCAAGCGCAAGGTGCAAGGCACGATGCGCAACCGCAAGCCCATCGTCATCGAGCCGCGCCGGCAGTACCGGGGCGCGGAGGGGGCGAGCATCGGAGACGTGCCCGAGCGCGCTGCCTTCGACCGAGGAGCTCGCGTCACCAAGTGACCTTCGGCGAGGCGATGTTCAACGACTGGTCGCGGCGCTTCCCACTGGACCGGGACTTCAGGGCATACGGCAGCAACCGATGGCTCTACTTTCGGTCGCTGCTCAACGCGCCGACGCTGACTGGGATTCTGCAGGGCGTGTTCCTGGAGCCGTGGATGCAGAAGCTCTTGGGGCTATCGCATGCCTGACATGCCGCACATGCTGCCTCGCAGCCAGTCGT